TGGTAGTAAATTAAAAACTGCAGTAACAGGTAAAGTTAAACCTGGATCGAAGGCAGCTAAAAGAAGAAAATCATATTGCGCAAGATCTCTTGGTCAACTTAAAAGATCTTCTGCTAAAACAAGAAACGATCCTAACTCTAGAATAAGACAAGCTAGAAGAAGATGGAAATGTTAATTTGAAAAAGACTTGGAAAAAACAAAAGGTTCAATCATTAGTTTGTGGTCATTGTAAAGAATGTGACAAAAAGTTAATGAGTGATGAGGGTGGATGGATAGTAACTGCAAAGAGAGAATATTTTTGTCATGATGGTAAAGAAGGTTCTTGCTTTGACAACTACTGTGAGTTAAAAGTTAAACAACATAAGGAGCAACATGAAAAAAGGTTATCACAAAACAGCTACTGGTAAGATCGCAAAGAAGGGTCTTTACTATAACATCAATAAGAAAAAAAAAGCTGGTACATCAAATTCTAAAAAAAAGTCTACAATCTCTGCGAAGGCTTACAAGAATATGAAGTCTGGATTTAAAAAGTAATTCTTTTTAATTCTTCAAACTCTTCCCAGATAGAATTTTCTGGACCCCAATATCTTTTTTTATCTTGCTTGTTATTTAGTGAATGTAAGATAGTTGTATGATCTTGATTAAATACTCTACTCATTGAAGATAGGCTTACATTATATTGTTCATGTAATAGATTATAAAGTATACTTCTAGTTCTAACTATATCTCTTGTTCTACCTTTACTAAAAATATCATGTTTGCTTACAGTATATTTTTCACAAACCTTATCGACAATTTTATTTACAACTTCTAAGTTTGCGTTTTTAAATTTAATACCAATTTTTCTTTTTAAATTACTGTCTACAATTGGTTGATTTTTTTGTAGGAGATCTGCTGCATATAAAAATCCTTCCGAGAACCCTACCTCATATAATCTTTCTTCTTGGTTCGTAAGAAGGTAAAATGCTTTCTTTACTTTATATATAAATTGATTGTTGTTTATGTTGTTTTTGTGTTTTTGATAGTGTTGACTTATATTTATGGTCATAGATCCCCTACAGTTTCCTTTCTTTTTTTTCAACTATTAAGTTAGTAACTAGCTAGCTAATAACTTTTCTTTTGTCTGCTCTATTTGCCAAAGTAATTTATAAGAATCTTGTTGATACTTATTTACTTTTACTTTTGCTTCCAGATACTTCTCGTGTTTCTTCGCTTGAAGATCCTTTAGCTTTTGCAGACGAACTTTGATGTCTTCCATCATGCTCCTTTGCTACTGTTGTAAAATCGTACTTTAAGTTATCGATTTTTACTTCTACAAACTCTCCTCTATTCGAGTTGTTTGCAGCCTTCTTTACATCATCAAAGAGTTCGATCATTTGAAAATGACACTCTCCATTGATAATTCTTTTAAATTTTGTCATAGTTTTTAATTTTTTTCAACTTCTTTTTCTATCAAAAAATCTATATACTGTTTAGCTTTTTTAAGATCTTCTACTCCATTTTTTAATCTCCACCTGGAAATATATTTAATTACATTGCCTTCGCAGAAATTTAATTTGTTTGCAATGATGAAATCAATAGGCTCTATCTTATTCATTATGTAATGCACAGGTTGTTTAATTTTATCTGTCATAAGTTTTTTTAGCAAGGTGGGGAAAACGGAAAGGGAAAAAAAACCCCACCCTGCTTGATACCCTTTAGCCTAAGTTAAAAGGTATATTCGTTATTACCACCATCATTAGATTTTGCAATGTTGTTTTTACTTGCTCCACTTGGTGTTAAAATTATAGTCAACTCTCCTGCTTTTAATTTGCCGTCTTGATCTTTAGACGGAAAAGCAGCCTGGTTATACCATTTACCATTTATGTTTACTCCAATGGTCCAGTTCTTATCTGGATGTTTCATATTTTTTGGACCAACATATATAGGAAGTTTATCTTCTGGTGACTTCCAATCTGGGTTCTTGGTTAAGTTAATGTATATTTTTTCGGATTGATTATCCATGTTTACTCCTTGGTTATATCAACTATTGTTGATTATTGTTTAGTTTGACCTCATGATCACGAGTATGTTTCATTATTTGCTCGTATGCTTTAAGGTTATTTTTTTTAAGATACATAACTTGATCTCTAACTAAATCTTTAACTGCAGACAATTGTCTTGAAGTTGTTGTGTCAGAAATATCTTTTATTATATCTTCTACATTTACCTCATCATCAAGGTAGGTAGGTTCTTCTTTAGATTGCTCTACAGAATTTTCTTCAAAGGGTGCTGCGTTATAACCATCTTCTAAATCCATTCCTGTTTTTAAGTTTAACGCATTTAAAAACGCATACTTTCTACTGTATGACATTGCTTGACCTGTTCCGTATTTATCAAGACCACCCATGGCAGTACATCCATCCACTATAATAAAATTTTTTGGATCATCGATGTCTGTTATTTTCATAGTACAAGTTACAATTACACATTTAGGTGTAACATCTGTAACATAGTTACAAGTCGCATATAATCTATTTTCTAATAGAGCTGCCATTGCAACTCTTTGCACATCATCATGTAATAAAGGATTAAATGGCATTCCTTTTACCTTGCTTGCTTTTTTTACACCACTCGCATGATTACAAGCATTGTAAAGTTTTTCGTATATATTTTTCATATTTTTTTTATTTATTGTGTACACATTAGTTTCACTACTCATATTTTATTCCCCATAGTTTGGTTATTAGTTGTTTTTGTTCATCTGCTAAATCTTTATAATAAAAGAAATGATTAAGATCTGGTGGCTCCATCATCATTGCTAATTTTTCAATGTTGCCTTCACAAAACATAATCATTTTTTCCCATAATAAAATTTTTTCTATCATGATTTTATAAAGATGCTGCAAGTGATCTGCCTTCATTAACTCATGGCTTTGATCAAAGATAATATAATCTTTGTCATTAACATATACCAAGTAAGGTATCTTGTTTGTTGCCATGTAGTAGAACGAAGTTTGTGTAAGGTTTTCAATTGTAGGTTCACTAGGTAGATCTTGAGTAATCATATTCCACTCTTCTTTACCTTTAACCTTCCTTAAATTAGGTGGTTTAGTTTTTAATTCTATAAATTTTGTTTTAGTTTCATAATCTATTCTGCCGATCACAGGTTTAATCATATCAAATTCTTTTAGTTCAACATATCTTTCGCAAACTAATTTTTCTTTTTCGACAATCTGCTGCACAACTTTCTTTGTGATTGGAATACAATCTTCTGCAAACTTAATCATAGCTTCTCTGCCAAACTTATCTTTTGCGTCAACCGGTGGATTTGCATTTATGTTTTCTTTTTCTTGATCGAAACAAACTTTATAATCTTTATCCCATTTTGTTTCTTTAATTGTTTTAGATTTATAAATTACATCTGCGATTTGTTTCTGGACCACATTATTAACTAAGTTGCCAAAGTTAGCTTTATATCTAAATGGAAACTTCCTTCTAACTTCTTGAGGAAAAGTATAACCTAATAAATTTTTTGCAAAGGGTGTACTTGTTGATGAATAAGACCAATGATCCAATCCTTCACCACCATTAAATATTGAAAATGCTTTTTCGATTTTTTTATTTTCCATTTTTTGTTAGGTATTACAGGCATTTATTGTAGTTGTCAACGGAAGATTTTATTTATATAACGGAATGAAAATGACTAAAAAAAAACTACCTTATAAAAAGGTGCGCATAATCTGGGTCGACATATGCAGCTCAAGTCAATGGTATGATGATTTATCTGATGTTGATAAGTTTAGTTATACCTGGTGCGAGGATATTGGATACCTATATTATAAAGATTCTAAAGTAGTAAAAATATTTACTTCATTTTTTTATGATGAGGATAAACTATCTGTTGGAAATATAACTGCGTATCCTAGAGCTGTAGTTAAAAAAATTATATACGAAAAATGACATATTCTGGAATATTTGAAGAAACTGATTGTAAAAAGGAATTAGAAAGAGCCAAAAAATTTATAAAAAAACAAGAAAATATAATTTTCGCGCTTGAAAAAGAAATTGAACAAAAAGAAAATGAAATAAAGGTATTAAAAAATGGCGCGTGATGTTTATGCTTTTAGTAATGGCAAATATTCTGATTGGCACAGAAAATATGACGGCATTGCTTATATTGATGTTGATAGTGTTGAGTGTTGTATGTACTGTTATGAACCACTTGCTATAATTGAGACTTGTTACGATAAAGGTCAAGAATGGAAGGCTACAACGCTCTCAAAGATCATCGCAGAACGCTTAAACATACCTTGTTTTTTAGTATTCTATAAGGAACTGACACCAAGTAGCCTAACCTTCCGTATCAAGCGTATAAAGAGCCGTAAGACGCAATTCCAACTGATGAGTGAGGACCAATGGGTTAAAATACTAAGATCCTTGCATGACCACCATAAAACAAAATGTAAATCTAAAAAAAGAAAGGATATATAATGAATGTAAGTAGAGGATTTTTACACATAACTTATAAGCTATACCACCACCTAGATTTGGTGGATGGGGAAAGAAAATCACATTGTCTCAATGTATTTTTATCTGTAATGAAATATGCCTGGAAAAAAAATGGATACAAGGCAGGTTTAAGGCATGAAACAATCCATAAAGACACAGGTTTATGCCGGACCACTATCAAATCCTGTCTAGAAACTTTAAATAAACTTAATATTGTAAAGTCTGTGAGGGGTAGATCCGGTAAAACTTATCTTGTAAATGAAACATTTTTGCGAGCCGAAAAACTTTACGAGCCAACCCAGATAGCCGTTAAACCTACACAAGATAGCCGTTTTACGGCTACATTAGAAGAAACAATATCCATTAATAATATAGGTAAAATAGTTAAGAGTTTTGCAGGGGATACTCAGAAGATATTAGATGAATTATCTAAGCTACCCCTGGATGAACTAAAACAAGAAACTGTTAATGTTTATTTATGTAAGCAAGCTATTCAACTGAAAGAAGACAAGGAACGAGAAAGCAAAGCGACTTATGTTAATTCTGAAAAAATATTGAGCGCATTGTCCAGGATAAAGAAACAAGCTAATCCAAGATATAGAGAAAAAGTTGAATACAATAAAAGAAATGGGATCAAACCATGGGAAAATAAGTAATGCCTGGAAGAGCGCAGCAGAAAGTTTTTTGCCAGGGATTTACCAGAGCTGGATTGAGAGAAGGTAAGAAAATACCTTGTAGAATGAAAGGTTATCCATTATCTGGTGGTAGGTTATTCAAATGTAAATTTCATGGCTATCAAAACTATGATAAATTTAATAAAGCTAACTACACAGATGAAACAAGAATAAGACAATTATCCAAACTATTACAATTTAAGGATTATACAGATGAACAAATTAAACAATACTATTACACCAAAACAAAACCAAGAATTAATAACAGAGAAAAATCTATCTACCATAGAAGAAAAATTGGTAAACGGAATGACCCTTACAGAAATACTAAACGACAAGCAGTATCCGTTCAGTTTGATGAAGTTCTACGCATACTTGAGAAAAAATCCAGAGTTAGAAATAAGAATACTTGAAGCTAGAAAACTAGGTATCCAAACTCTAATAGACAAACTAATGCAAGTATTTAGCTATCAAGAAATTGAATCTCCAAATGAAGTTTTATGGATCCGAGAAAAAACAAAATTTATTCAATGGGTTGCCGGCAAGGTATCCGATTTATATAGTGATAATAAACCTGTAAAACAAAACATTGATACTAAAATGACTATTTCCTGGGAAGATAACTCTGATGATTTGATTGATGTATCTGGGGATATAACTGATATACCCCCAGATAATAAAGATTAAAGTTTTTTAGCAATGTATTGAAATTTAGGATCATGATTAATGTTCCCATGTTTCAATCTCTTTTGATATAGATCTACAATTTTACTTTCATAAGCACGCATAAACAAATTTGCTATATCCCTTGTAGGATAATCAAAAAATCTGTCTTTTGCTAGATAACCCTCATGATAAGTTACTGTTTCCCCACTCTTAGCCATTTGTAGCCAACCCTCGTATTTGCTTAACATTTTTATTTTCCTTTGTTAGTTGTTTGTTTTTATAGTGAGTGTAAATAATTCCTTTACTACTCAAAATATTTATTAGAGTTTGTTTTTTTAACTCTTCTAAATTTTGTTGTTTCATAATTTATTTTGTATCTCCTTTAGATAATCTTCGTTTTCTTTTTGTATTTCATTTTCTATTTCTTTTTCTTTTTTTTTTCTTTCATAGTTTCTAGCTTTATTTATTTCCTGGACTATTCTTATTTCATCTAATGTTTGATCTGGCATTATTCATTACCCCATTGTTGAGCCATTGCTTGAGCAATCCCTGTCCAGAATTTAGATCTGTCTTTAGAACCTCTTGCAACATATCTGTTTTTGTTTTTATTTGTATTTTTATATCTACTAGTACCACTTTCAATAAAAGTTTTTACTTCCGATTTATTTATGATGTTAGTAGGTTTTAACTTTGGCAATCCTTTTAACCACAATCTAGTTTTTTTTGTGTAAGGATGACCAAATTCGTATGGTTGTATTTCCTGGGAATATTTTGGAAGTTCAAATATCCGAGAAGATACGGGATTTTCAATAGCAATTTTTGTGCAACTATGATTATAGAATTGCATGAAAAAATCCTTTGCTACCAACCCTTTTTCGTATCTTTCCATATCCAATTTACCTTTTTCTGGATACAATCGACAGGCTCCTGCATTAGATAAATAGGTGCATGGTGGGTGCGCAATTATTAAATCCCAATCTTTATTTAAGTGTTCCAATACATCCCCTTTAAAATGATTTCCTGGAATTTCTGTATCCAAAATATCACATGACCAGGCGTCATGACCAAGTTTTTTAAACTCTTCTCTAACTATCCCGGAATACTCACAAGCAATTAATACTTTCATTTTTTTTACTCTCCAATTGGTTGGTTTAAAAAATTATTTAATTCAGATACTTGAGATCTAACTTTATAAAATTTTCTACTCAAAAAATCTGGATGATTTCTATCCATAATTTTATGATCAATATATACTGAATAATTTGTTGCGTGTTTTAATGGAATAAAAGATTGCGTTCCGTATTCTTTCCTGGACCCACGACCCAACACTCTCACTTTGTAACGATCTTTATTAATAAATTTTCTTGCACCTCTTATAAAATCCCAACCCTCTTTGGAGTTTGGTATTTGATGAAAAAAATGCACACAAGCAAATTGTTTTTGTTTTTTTGGTTGTATTTTTGTTGCGTTTCTTATCGCTTGTATTACTTCGTTTGTATCGTATTCATTACCCATTTTTTTATATCCTTTCTATATTGTTATAATTAAAACTATTATTAAAAATAATATTGTTACTGAAAAATAAAAATTTATATCTGTCAGATTTTCCCCCTTTCTTTTTTAAACTCTTCAAAACTTTTTGCTTTGGAACTTAAAATATCGCAATATTCCTCGACATAATATCCATGTAAATTAAAATTATATTTCTTTTTAGTTTCTGAAATATCTTGATTAATTTCTTTTATTCTTTCTTCTTTCCAATCCATTAATAACCCCTTTCTAAAAATCTAATAAATTATTTTTTCTTAAAATATAATTATTCATTGTTTGTCTATTGGCATTTAATATGCCTATTCTGTTAAACTCAAAACCAACAATTAAATCAATTAATGTTTCTTTGCTTTCTTTGTTTAAAAGTTTTCGTATTTTTTTTTCATTAAACTTTTCAAGTTTGTAAAGTTTAGGTTTATTATATTTTTTTTGCATTAATAACCTCTTTCTATTTTATTATTAATTTTTACTACTGTTGATTTTAATTTTTTAATCAATTTTTCAGTTTCAATTTCATTTTTAGTTTTATTGAAATCTAAAAAATTATTTAAATTTAAAGATCTTAAAAAATGGTCAATATGCATTTCACCAATTTTAATTTCCTTATTCTTGCTTTTAGAAAATCTTTTTTTTTCTAAAATTTGAAGTGTATCTGACGCAATTGATCTGTTATCAATTACGCTTTGTATTTTTATTATTTCATTTAGTGTCATTTGTTTTTTTCCTTTCTTTATTTAGTTAGTTTTTGTTTTAATTTCTTTTTGCCGTATGTTTTAACTTTCTCAACTATTATTGATGTTGTATCTTTTTTATAACACAACAAACAATCCTTGCATTTTTGACCGGTACAGTTTTGTTGATCCTGGAAATCAGTTTCAACTACTGTATTGAAAGTCTTATCAAAATGTTTCGGAATTTTAGTCATAATATGATTGGTCAATGGTGATGAATAAATCAATATAAGATTTTTTGGTTTTTCGTTTTTGTCAAAATATGGTTTGATCACATCAAATCTTTTTGTCCAAAGGCTAAAATTACAATGGGGATTTTTTAAAGCTATATTGACATAGTTTTCTAAATTAATTGTAGCCTCTTTTTTATCTAATGCTAATTCCCCATGAGCATTAAATCTAAAAAAAGCGCTATTGATAACCGGCAAAGCGTCGGGGTGTAATACTTTCGAATTTAAAAGATCCGTATTTCTTTGTAATGCAGGCGCCATATTTTTTCTAAATGTGTTTAACATCTCGTGAGAATAACAAAAAGTGCATATGTTTTTTGGATCTTGTTTTTTATATTGTTTTTGGCAATATCCGTTTGTTGTTGTGTTTGTTGATATTGCTTGAAAACCCTCAAGCTTTCCCGTCATTTTTGATATATGTATCATTTTTTTTTCCTTTTTTTGTTTTCTTATTATTATTTTGATAGTATTATTTTTTCCATGTGCGATATTGTCACAGTTGTTCAGTTACAACTTCAACTGAATATCCCATTGTTTTTATTTCCTGGATCTCTTCTCTATCAAATGTTTTTTTACGCATTAATCTTGAAAATGAGTTTGAGATCTTGCATTTTGGATAAATTCTCTCAACCCCGTAAACAGTTTTAATTGATACTTTGATTTTTAATTTTTTGTTTAAATCTTCAATTATTGTATTTGTGTTAATTGTTTCCATTATTGATCCTGCTTTCTAGCTTTTTCTAGCTTTGTTTCAAATTGTTTCCAAACTTTAATTAATTTTTTAGTGTCTTTAATTTGTTGATCACTTAAGCAAGATAAAATAAATTTCATAATTTCATATTGATTATCAAAATCTTGCAATTCTCTATAAGCAACATCTATTTTATTTATATCAATTATTTTTTGTTGATCGTTAACCGGTGTTGTTGCCGGTAAATGATTTAATATTATTGTTTCTGCTTTATTCATTTTTTTTCCTTTATTGTTTAATTTAACTTATAAAGGCAAGTTATAGATCTAATTTAAAAATAGAATATGACAGATTGACGCATAATAATTGTGGCTAGATTGTGGCACAGCTCAATTGTTTATTGGTCCAGGAATTATATTTTTATTGGTCCAGGAATTGGAATTGAAAATAGAATAATAATGCTATCCAAAAACAAAGAGATCAATTTTCTATTTGCGCATTATGACAATCGGATCTGAAAATTTCTTATAATTAATCGTTATCAGAAAATCCTTATAAAATAGGTAACGATATATTTTTGTTATCAATAGTAATAATACTTATATCCACCTTTTTTACTATTTTGTTGCAAGTTATTATCATTCTAAACTACCCCCTATACCCCAGATTTTACCTGCGATGTTATACATATATATACATGGATAATTTCAACAGACACACAGACACCTAGCCAGTTATACAGAAACACTTTTTTGTTTTATTTTTTTTCAAATCCACTACATATGGTATATGGCTTATTTAGACACAGACGATTTTGATTGTATTGCTTATGTTGATGAAAAAACCAATGCAGTAACAGTTAAATTCATTGGTATACCCAATAAACAATCTGCAGATTTATTTATAAACTATGTAATGGTAACACTAGGAGTAGACTTTCATCCACTAAATGATGTGGAAAGATCAAAGATGATACATTAATGAATATCAAAATACCATATACACCAAGAAAACATCAAGCATATTTACATAAACAGATTAACAACCACAGGTGGAGTGTGCTAGTTTGCCACAGAAGGTTCGGTAAAACAGTATGCATGATCAACCACTTAATAAAATCTGCCTTAATGTGTCCACACAAGAACCCAAGATTTGCATATATTGCTCCTACATTCAAGCAGGCAAAAAGCATTGCCTGGGATTATATGAAACAATTTACTGATAAAATCCCATCAACAAAGTTCAATGAAACAGAGTTAAGAGTAGATCTACCTAATGGTGCTAGAATAACATTACTTGGAGCAGAAAACTCAGATGGTCTTAGAGGTATATACCTGGATGGCTGCGTTATTGATGAGTATGCTAACATCGATGGAAAACTATTTGCAGAGATAATTAGACCAGCTCTATCAGATCGTAAAGGCTATTGTGTCTTTATTGGTACACCTGCTGGAATGAACAACAACTTCTATGATCTTTACCAACACGCAAATGGTGCAGAAGATTGGTTTAACTACAAAGCTAAAGCAAGTGAAACAAAGATAGTCGACCAGGAAGAGTTAGATAAAGCAAAAGAAGTTATGGGTGAGAAGAAGTACCTGCAAGAATTTGAGTGTGATTGGATAGCCAACATTGAAGGAGCCATATACGGAGAAGAGATAGCAAAACTAGATGACAAGAAACAACTAGCTAGAGTTCCCTACGATCCTACTTTGCCTGTCTCAACTGCCTGGGATCTCGGTGTCGCAGACCACAGTAGTATAATTTTTTTTCAACAAAAAGGTACGGCAGTACAGATAATAGATTACCATGAAGAAAGAGGTCATGGCTTACCACACTATATTCAGTTGCTAAACGAAAAACCATACATCTACAAAGATCACTTTGCTCCACACGATATTGATGTGCAAGAGTTTGGCAATGGCAAAACCAGAAGAGAGATAGCATATCAGTTAGGAGTTAGATTTAAAGTAGTACCGAAGCTACCAGTAGAAGAAGGTATTCATGCAGTAACAATGTTGTTGAATAGATGTTGGATAGACACAGACCATTGCAAAAAGTTAATAGATGCGTTAAGACATTACCACAGGAAGTATGTAGACAAATCAAGAATGTTTAGATCAAAGCCTGTACACGATTGGAGTAGTCATGCGTGTGATAGCATGAGGTATTTAGCTGTTGGTTTACAAGAATTAAATACTAGACAAACTGCGCCACAAAGTGTAGCAGATAATAGTTATAGGATTATTTAATTATGGGATCAATATTCAAACCAAAAATGCCAGCGTTGCCACCACCACCGGCTCCTGTTGAACCACCAGAGCCAGAATTATCGCCAGAGGAACAAGCAAAGATTGATAAAGAACAAGCTGCAATTGAAAGAAGAAGAAAAGGTAGAAAGTCTACAATACTTACTGGACCATTAGGTATACAGGAAGATAAGGAAGAAAAACTAAAAACTTTATTAGGAGATTAATATGTTAGATAAAATAAAAAAAGCTATTAAGAAAATGAAACCTGCATCAAAAAAAGCAGAACCTAAATTTAATAACATGAATGATTTACAAAATGGTGTAGCAGTAAATAGAGAATCTAAATCTGAAACCAAATCTGAAACAAAATCATCTTTAACTTTCGGAAAATAATATGCCAGCATGGGATTTCTCTGGATACTCTTCAAATAAAAAAGAAAGCTACAGTACATCTAATGCTTTTTCTTCTGGATATAGTGGCGCAAAAAAAACATCAACATCAACATCAACATCATTTGGTGGTGGAGATAATAATAGAGAAACTTATAGAACTAAAACTCAATACACTCAATACACTCCAACACAAACAAAAAAAGCAAAAGCAAAAGTAGAAGCAGATAGAAAAGCAGATAATTTAAAAAGATTAAATGAAATGCAATATGAAAAACCTACAGGGTTAGCAAAATTTTCACCTATTAAAATGGGTATGTATTATTCTGGTATTGGTAAAAAAACATTTGAAGTAAATAAATCTTATTTTCAAAAAAATGTTGCAGATCAATTTATAAATGGAAAAAAATCTGCTTACACAAATTCACCAGAATCATTTAAAAAATATATGGAAGACAGGGGTATGGGTAGAGTAGATGCTTATGGTAGAACTATTTCTAATAATGATAATGGTGGTGGTTCATATGTTATTGAA